TTGGTGTAGTTGCCAGCCGCATTGACTTTACCGCCTTCAGCGTACTGCGTGAAGTCGGTGTCATCCCGGCGAGCTTTACGCACGCCTTTGGGCATTTTGGAGGGGGCGATGTCCCCCATGCCGCGACTCGCTCTCATTTCAGCAAGCCTTGCCGCCGTAGGCCATCTTGACCATGGTGCCCTTGGTATGCCCCTTGGACACGCAGCCGTCAGCGCGAGTCACGCCGCCCTTGGCGTAACCTTTTTGCCCACGAACTGAGTCGCGGGGGTCTTTAGAAGGCTCGACGGAGGAACGCTTGTTGTACTCGCGCTCAGCCCCCTCTTGCATCTTCTTGTCCGCAATCATCTGACGGGCTTCTTTTTCTGCTGGGCTCATATTGCTCTCCTTAGCAAGTTTTGCCACCACGGGCCATTTTGGGCATCGCGGCTTTGGTCTTGCCTTTGGTGGCAATACCGTCGGCGGAGCGAGTAAACCCACCAGCCTTCATCCCGGAATGGGCTTTGGAAGCTGGCGCTGCGGCATGAGCCTTCAAAGAAGTGGCGATGCCACCTTTGGCCATTTTGGCTTCAGCCATTTCATGCTTAATCATGGATTTGGGAGCGCCCTTTTTCTTCATGAACGCGACCTCTTTGGCCATCATTGCTTTAGATTCTTTCATTTCACCACCTCGTGCAAATAGTTCCGACTTGCCCTGATCAGTATCAGGACGACCAATTTTTTGAAGGTCGGCACGAGATTTTGGCCCCTTACCAAACTTCACCCCTTTGTCCGCTTTCACGAACTCCTTGCCCACCGAGGCGGGTACTCCTGCCTTCTTGGCAAACGCGGGGTTGTTGGCCACCGCCGCCATGAAGTTGTGCTGTTTCTTACTAACTGATGGCACTTCGCTGCTCCTTCATGAAGTCATCAATCTTGCCTTCAAGTCGATCCAAACGAGTGATCACTCGGTTGATGTCGTTGTGCATATCCTGCTTGGTCACAAACTTGTCGGAGTGCTCTTCCCGAGTTTTGCTCAGGAGAATACTCAGGCGTTTGACCTCGTCATGGGAGATTTTTACCCAAAACAAAAGCAGCGCCGAAGCGAACGACAGAACGGTATTCCAGACTGGCAAGTCCATATCAGCACTTCCACCTTGCGAGAGCAGCTGCCTTGCGGGTAGGCTTGCCCTTCTCGTCTTTCATCGGACCGGGCATACCTGACATGCGTGCGCAGAACGAGTCCTTGCGCTTGCCACCCTGCGGCTGCGGGGCTTTCAGGTTGCTACCGGTTGCAGCGTTGTACTTGGCGCGGCCTTTGGCCGTCAACCCGGCTCCTTTGGAGATAGGCAGCTTTTCGCCACGACCAACAGCAAGTGAAGGTGTTTTCTTAGCCATTGACGACTTTCAGTTTTGGCGTGCAGTGCTCTTCGAGAAGCGGCTTGAGCACGTCCTCTTCAAAGTTACGGGTAAACTTTTCTTGGCCAACGTGGGGCAAGCTGATCGAGGGGTCGAGGAAAACAGTAAAACCATCTTCAGTTGCGCGATCGCAAAACAGATAGTCTTCCCCGTAGTACTCACCATCCACAATTTTCAGGTCAAAAATCGCACTGTCGGTGCGGTTATCGACGTTGTTGTTATACGCCCACTCGGGGTGGTTTGCGATCATCGTCTCAAGGACGTGGCGCTGAATCATCATGAACCCTGTGCCAATACGCTTCACACGAAGCAAGCCGTTGGCGTCAAACTCCAAGCCACCGTTCTCGTCGAGGTAGTAGTCAAGGAAGAATTTACGGTCCATGCCACGACGGGGGTAAATACCAGCCGTGATGTCTTTGTCCAAGCTCAGCGCCAGCAGGCGGAGCACTGCGTCGGCGGTAACCACCACGTCGGCATCAACGAACAGAAGCGTATCTGCGTCGGATTTGAGGAAGTCCGCAACCAAGCAGTTGCGAGCCTTCGTAATAAGGGAGCACCCCGAGAGGTGCGTGAGATAGAGCTTAACCCCCAACGACTGGACCTGAACGGCCAGATTGGACAAGGCAAAAGCTGAATCAATGTTCAGTTTGCCATCGTAAGCCGGAATCGCAATCATAAGTTTGCGACCAGCTAGGTTAATGCTCTTCTCGGTATCAGGCATAGAACACCGTTACTTTGGCGTTAGACAAAGTGGCGTAGATATTGGTCTCGAACAACACGCCTTCGGCTGGAATCAAGATGTTGAATGTCTCACCGTTTGCCACAGTGTTCAATGTCATGACTACCGTACCGCCGGAGCCGCCATCTCTGAAAACAACGCTACCTGCGGACGTGCCGGGTTCGATCACGACGCTGCGCAAGCGTGCGCGATTAGCATATGCTGTTCCAGATGCCGCCAACGATACGGCTTTAACGTCGGTTTGCATACTCATAATTAATCTCCTGTAAAGCAGGGGCCGAAGCCCCTGAGATCAATTAGGAAGCAGCAATCGCTGTACCTGCGGGAGAAATCCAGTTAGAACCGTTCCAGACGGCCAAGCAAGGTGCGCCAGCCAAACCGTTAGAGACGTAGATAACTTGGCCTGTGGTCTTGGCGGAAGCTGCAATTGCGTTAGCCGAAGTCACAGTGTAGGTAGGAGCGATGAAGCCGTTTGTCGATGCGACTGGGCCGGAGAAGGTAGTGCGTGCCATGATGATTCCTCATGCGGTTGAGGCGTATCTGTCTGCATGACGTCGGCCCGGAGCCGTCAGATACACCGGAAAGTCCGGGGTTGGTGCAATATACACCAAAAGAAAAAGGGGCACAAGGCCCCTTTTTCTATCAGACACCGAGGTATCAGGACGAACCCGAAGAACCCCAGATACCCAGAGCATCCGACCAGCCGAAGCTGTAACGCTCACGGGCTTTGTAGCGGACGTTGCCGGTGTCGAAATCACCGTCCATGCTGTTTTGCAGCGGAGTACGGATGAAGTGCTTCAGGCCGTTTGGAACGTCTGTGGTCAGGAACCAAGCGTTGTTATCGGTCAAGAAGTTGTTAACGGTATAACCTTCAGGGATGGAACCGTTGTTGTTGATCGCGTTGATGTCGTTGTCAGCAGTACCAACACGCAGGCTGGTTTCCAACAGACGAGTCGCAACGAACTGCAGAGCCGGAGGAACAATCATCTTCTTGGGCTTAGCAGCGATCAACAGACCACGTTCATCAGTCCACTGAGCGATCTGAATAACGGCGGCTTCCAAAGAAGTCTCGTTCAGGTCAGCTTGAGTAGATGAAGTGTTGCTGTTGGTACCACCAGAGATCAGAGGATGGTTGACCAAAGTGCCGCCGCTGTTGTAACCAAACAGAGACACGCCGTCGCCACCGGGATAAGCGCCATTGAAGCCGTTGTTCAGAACAGCGGCAGCCTTGACTTGCTTGGTGTAAGCCATGGCACGGGCCAAAGACTTGGTGTAACGAGCGGACAGGCTGTCGTACAGGTTATCTTCCACAGCTTCTTCAGTGATGGAGAAGCCCAACGCGATGGTTTCGTGGTTGTAACGAGTAGACCATGCTTCCTGAGCGTTGTCATAAGCGATGGCTGCGCCTTCGTTCTTGACAGGAGCTGCGGAGAAGCCGGACAGCTTGGTTTCTTCTTCAAAGCTACGCTCCGAGGTTTCGGTTTCGTAGATTTCTTTGTGCTGCTCGCCGTAACGTGCATACTCCAGACCGAACAAAGCGTTCAGGCCGGGGAGCAATTCTTTGAGCAGTTGTGCGCGTGAAATAGCCATGGTACTTTACTCCTTAAACACCGGTGGTGTTGTTGTATTGGTGAGTGTTAATCTTCACCAACAACTCGGTGAAGCCACCAGTGCTGAGGGCGGTCTCAGGGACCACGTCGATAACACGCAATGGGATAGTGGCAGTCACGCCAGCGCCAGTCAGAGTGACGGCGAAAGCAGAGTTGCCAGTGGCAGTATTGCCGGGGTTCAACACCAAAGCGACGTTAGAACCGACATCAGCGCGGCTCGCAGTGCCCATAGTTGTACCAGAGGTAACAACGGCCACTTTGAACAGAGCTTGTTGGTCATCCACAACGTAAGCCAACGCTGGATTAGCGGTGGTAGACGCCAGAGCGGGGATGTACTGACCTTGCACTGTTTGACCAGACGAGTTCACGTACTGACCGCCAACGCAAACGCCAACGATGTTGCCGCTGTTAGTGGTGGTTGATTTAACCAAGAAACCGTCGCTGTTGATCAGCACTGTATCGCCATTGAAGATGGCGGTGCCGAAACCTGCAGCAACAGGAATCTGACGAATTGCACCGGCGTAGGGTTTACCATCAAGCGAATTGATGGGCTCCAAGCCATAAGGTGCCGAAACGGTAGGGTATGCCATTTAGGACTCCAAAAATTAAGAACCAGAACCGAAAGTGACCTTCGACTTCTTGTCCGAGAACAAGGGCATTCGAGGATCGCTATCACGGAGAAAATTGTTGTCCACAGATTCCATTTGGGCCTTGTTTTGATTGGCGTAGAACGCCGCTCTCTGCTCCAAGAACTCAGCCGGAATACGGCAGAGCAACAAACCACCCACTTCAACGCTGCCTTTAAAGCGGCCTTCAGTGGTAGCGTGCAGCATGAGCTCGGGATAATCCTCTGCTTTGCAGGGCTCATATCCTTCGCGTAACTTAGACGAGATGTTGCTTGGGTCGGCAGTGCCCAAAGTGCTTGTACGAACCCAACGATGGACCCATCCCGGACGGTTGTCTGGGCTAGGCAACGTTTCTGGCGGACGCCACGCTTTAGCACGTTGGAACGTGACTTCGCGGGAATCCAGCTCACGAGCCATACGATTTTGCGATTTGGTTTGTACTTCCGACATTTCATTCACCTCTGTTAAGCATAGCAACCTGTTTGGCGTAAAGTTCCAAAGGGACCCCAAGGCGGCGAGCGATCGCTGCTTCGGATGCCTTCAGTCGCATACGACTAGGCGGGGTGCTGCGTGAAGCCGGAGCTACAACGGCAGCAGGTTTTGTTGCACGGCGTGGAGGTTCTTCCTCGTAAGCCGGTTCTGACCTCTTTCGTGGAGGCGGGTCAACTTCTTCCTCATCGCTCCGCTCACTTTCAAAGTGCTCGGGAAAACGCTTGCGCATAACGCGGTCGATAGTCTTGAAATACTCATCACTACCAACGTATTCGGAACCATACTCGCGCTGTAACTTCTTGTCAAGTCCCATCGCAGTCATAGTCATTTCTTCGTCTACGCCCCACCAATCGCTGTTTTCGTTCATCCAGCGCTTGGTACGACGATCCAGAGGAGGGGGCGTTTCCTGCTTAGCAGGCTGAAACTCACGCTCTTCGACTTCGATCGGCTTCATAGTAACGGCACGATCGAGCTTCAAAGTAGCTTGTGCAACTTCCGCCTGTGCCTCAACCAACGCGTCGGAATCTCCCGAATCGTAGGCTTCTTTAAACCGTTTCTTGGCTGCAAGCAGCTCAGTTTCGGCGGCAGATTTGGAGGTCTCAATATAGGCTTTGCTGCCTGTAGACAACTGCTGCTGAAGTCTTTTGTTCTCCTCGAAGACCTGACGGGCAAATGCTTCAGCGGCCTCGCGCTCGCGCAGGGCTTCTTCTTTGGCACGTCGCTCGTCGTGGTAACCACGAGTGAACTTCTTAATACGGGCCTGAACCTTCTCGTCGTACGAGGCAAGTTCTTCTTCGGTGGGGTCTTCCACCGGCTCTTTCATGGGCTTGCGACCACGATCGGCTGCAGGGGTATCGTCTTCGATTTCGACTTCAAAATTGTCGTCCTCAGCGGCTTTCGCAGCTTTGGCGTCCTTCTCGTCGGGGAATTCAAAGTCTTCGCCTTTGAAGTTTGGCAATGGCATGTTTATGCTCCTTTATGCAGCGCGGCTAATTCCACGCGGGTCTTCGACAACGGCCTCAACCGAATCATCATTGATGATGCGGAACTCGCGACCGTGGATTTTCAGGCGGGTGCCTGAATTGGGGCGGACGATGACGAAGTCACCTTCCCTGCAGCTCGGCCCACTAGGGAACCGGGTTTTGTCTGCGTAAGCATCAGGGCCAAGCTTGACCACGAACAGTACGGGAGTCAGGACCTCCTCGTAGTGCATGGACTGGCCAGATTTAATGATGCCCACTTCGCTGTCGGCGTACTCTTCCATTGCTTCTGGTACGACGCACAGAAGGTGAAAGGTCTTCGGATCAGGCAGCTGCTTGGCTTTGTCCTCGGTGTTCTTATTCAAAATACCCGACAGGTCAATCGCCGAAGCGTCAAATTCAGTCATCAGACTTCTCCATTTTTTGCACAAGGTCGTTAATGATGTCCTCTGCTTGCCTTAGACCTTGGATAAGCCCGCAGAGGTGTTTGTATTCAGCATGATCCTTAGCGCTACCACGGCTGACCGCGTCTGCGTAAGTACCACGCTGCTCTACAAGTTGTTTGACCGCATAGGCCAGAATTTGATAGTCTCTCACTTGCTCTCCTTCTTAGGAGGTTTGTTGCTCTGGGCCTCACGCTGACGTGCTTGCTGCATCATCTGGGCTCTGTGCTTGGCAGCATCAATCCCCATGCGGACGCCCTCGGCTTCCATCTGCTTGTTGAGTTTGTCGCGTGCAGCGGCAGCGGTGGCACCCACCTGCATAGCCGCGATTTCTTTCTGGGCAGCGATGCGCTCCTTCTCGATCTCCAGCTGGTCGGCCTTGGCCACAGCGTCAACTTGGAGTTTCTTCTCCTTGAGCTCCAAGTCTTTCTGTTTGAGCTGCAACTCCTGCTGCTGCATCTGCACAACGGGGTCTTGAGCTTGTTGAGCCGCTTGCTGTTGAGCCGCTTGCTGCTGGTCACGCTGGAGAATCTGCTGCGATGCTTGCGCTGCCATCATGGCAATCTGGTCGGCCAGCTCTGGAGGAACCTGCTTGTTCTGCTCCTCAGTAGGCAGAGGCATACCCATCGCCATCTCGATCTGCTTGCGCATCTCCAGTGCAATGTGCTCGTTGATGTGCGCCATAGCCGCAGCCATGATCGCCTGAGCAGCTGGGTTCATCTGCAACAGCTGCTGAACTCGGGGGTTCTGGATGGCAGACATGTGCACTTGGATGTGCGCTTGATGGTTCTGCTCAATGAACGCTTTGACCGGCTTGCCGTTGAGCACTGCTTGGTTCTCCGACACTGGGTCGGTAGGAACTGCATCTTCTTCCATAGGCACAAGCTTGGAAGCATTCTTGATCCCTAGCACTTCAATCATCTGGCGATGCAGCAGGGGCAAGTTGTACAAGTTCGGTGCGCTCTGGGCCAGCTGCAACACTGCCTGATACTGCACGATCTTCTGCGCCATCGTGGCCGCGTTGGGGTCGGACACAGGGATCACGTCCACCAAGTCGTAGTCGGCTTTCTTCACCGAACGATCGCCATCTACTGGCTCGTAGTCGTAGTCATCGGGGGTGTAGTCGGCAATGATGACTTTCAGGAGTTTGAACTCCATCTTCATCGCGTAGTGCAGGCGGGCCTGAACTGCAGTCATCACCTTGAGGGTGCGCTCAAGGATGGCCAGAGTTGTACCCACTGGGGCTTGCGACGACATGTCGCTCACCTTCATGTCACCGCTGGACGCGAACGCACGGCCTTCTTGAACTATACGATCGAAGAGGGTGTACAGAACCTGACTCGGCTCTTTGTAGGGCAGTGGCAGGATGTTGTCACGGATGTTGCCGGAAGGCACATCCACGTCTCGGAATTCACCGGGCGCGATCGGGGTGTCGTCACCTTTGATTCGGAGGCCACGGGACTTGAGACCGCCGGGGAGGTTAGACAAAGTGCCAGCATCAACAAGCTGACGGATGAGCATCGTTGCGCTCTTGGCATAGCCACCGATGAGGTGGATGAGACCATACCCGTAAAAGCCAAAGCCCGGGATATATTGGTAGTGCACGAAGTGCTGGCGCTTGGTGTGGAGCTCGTCGCCTTCATACCAATTTCTCCGAATAGCTAAGACCTTGGTCGTACCCTTCTCAACCGTCACCACGTATGGCAACGCGATACCGGTCTTCTCACCGGATTTGTTCTTGTGCTCGAAGCCCTTGAGGTCCAAGTCAACGTGCATCTCCAAGAGGCGGAACCGCTCGTCGTGCGTAGCGGTCATGCCCATCTCTTCGGCTTTCTGCTTCTCGATGTCGTCCAACTCGTTTGTTGGCTCGCCCAAGTCCACGTCGATATAGAACCCAGCATCCTGTAGCTTCAGAATATCGTTCGGCGTTTTACGCATGACGTGCGTGACGCGCTCGGCAGACTCAAGGTTCGACGCGCCGTATGGCACTACGATGTCTTCAGCAGGGATAAACATCGCGGCTTGGCGACCTTTGCTCGGGTCGTAGTAGACCTTCTTGAACGCGCTGCCCGCCAGTGGCAAGTTCCACAACAGCTTCTCGTGCTCGGGGCGGTACTCAGTCATCACCTCAGTGAGCTGGTAGTTCATATCCTCGCGCACGCGAGTAGCCGCCTCTTGCACCAGTGGGGTGTCTTTGCCAATGATGGTGGTCTTGACGGGCCCCTGTGCTGGGAACGTCTCAGTCATTGCCTCAGACTGAAAGCGCACAACGGACTCGGTCAGCATGGGGTGGAACACACCACAAGCGCCAGCCCATGGCTCGGTGCGGTCTTCGTACTTCAGGCCCAGCAGCTTCAGACCGTCCACATACGTCTGCATCCACTCTTTGCGGTCGCCGATGTCTTTGGTGAAATCGCCCACCAACTCAGAGCCCAGTGAATCCAAGTCACGCATGTCCATGAACTCAGCCAAGTTGGCGTTGAAGTCCTCGGCTGTATCTTTGGTAGGGACGAGATCAATCTCAAGGTCACCCATACCAATGCTCACACTTTCGGGGTCCTCGATCTCAATCTCGATCTCGGGGTCTTGCTCCATGCCTAAACCTACTGGAGCTGCGTACAAACCTTTTTCCATTGCCATGATGTGTCCTTACACTGTGTAGAACCGCTCTCTGCGAGGGCTCTTGAACCATTGAACTTCCTCGGGCTCGTCAACCGGCAAGCGCAAGAACCCACCTTGGCGGAACCTCATAAGGGCCAAAGTCGTTGCGTCAACCAAGTCATCGTGCTCGCCAGAGGGGAACGCGGCGATCTCATCAACGAGCTCTTCCGCCCAGCGCGTACGTGGAACCCACACTTTCCCGCTAGCAATTATGTCTGAGACTGAGTTCAAACGGGCAATTTTGTCCTGCCCCTTGCTTGGCGTGTACTCTTGCACGGGTATGCCCATGGCCCGAAGCTCATAGATCAGCGGGGCCCCGGTCGCCTTCTTCTCGATCAACAGGCCATCGGGCTCGTACTCCCGGTACTCCTGAAGCACGTCTTTTTTCAGCTCCACCCACTCAACCCGCTTCTTATATGTATTGAGCAAGATGATGTTCTTCGACTGGTCCTTGTGGTGCGTGAACACCCCCCACGTCGTGCCCGCTGAATAGTCGGCCCGCTGATGTTTCTCAAACGCCGTGTCCCATGTCTGCAGGATGTACTCACACTCTGGCGGGCGATCCTCCTCCCACCACTGCCACCAGTCACGCTTGACGATCGCGGACTCGTTGCCCACGGGGTTCTGCTGGTACTGAGCCTGCCACTTACTATTAGGCAGTTCTTCCTTCAGCGCCTCCAGCTCTTCGATGGACCAAAACTGTGGCCACAGCGGATTGCCCGATGGCAGGATGGCTGGGAACTCAATGACCTCCCACTCTTCACCCGATCGCTGAGCCGCAGACTTGAGCACCTGACCGGTCAAATCTCTCTGGGCCCAGCGCGTCATCACCATAATGATCGCCCCGCCCGGCTGCAGACGCTGACGTGGACCTGACGTATACCACTCGTACACCTTGTCATACACGTCGGGGTTGGTCGCCGCCATAGCAGCTTCTTGTTCTGAGTGCGGATCGTCAATGATGAGCACGTCGGCACCTTTACCGGTCACCGTACCGCCCACACCGATCGCAAAATAGTCACCGCCCTTGGATGTGTTCCACCGCCCCGCAGCTTTAGAGTCGGTTGAGAGCGACAGCTCAGGGAAAATCTCGTGGTACGTTTCGGTGTCCACCAAGTTACGCACCTTACGGCCAAAGCCCACCGCCAGCTCGCCTGTGTTCGAGCACTGGATGATTTTCTTGTTGGGAAACCTGCCCAGAAACCAAGCGGGTAGCAGGTATGACGCAAACTCCGACTTCGTGTGTCGGGGTGGCATGTTGATGATGAGCCTTTTACAAGTCCCCTTGGCCACCCGCTCAAACGCATCGGCCATCCGCTTGTGATGTGCGCCCGATATGAACGTCGGCCAGACTTTCTCCACAAACTTGATGAATCTAGTCTGTGCAAGCTCGCGCTCCTTGAGCTTCTCCAGCTTGGTCAGCTGCGCTTCGAGCACGCGCATGTCGCTCTCGGACAGTTTTCCAGCCGCAATCAGCTGTTCGATGTCTTTGAGGGAAATTTCAGTCATTGGGGGTTACTTTCTTCAGAAAAATCCATGTTTTCTGGGTGCGGCACGTCGTCATGGCAAAAAATACCATACTCGTCGCACTCAATCCCCCTACCGCAGACCACGCAGTAGTAGATTCTTTTTGGGTTTTTAACCTCTTCACTCATTGCTCACCTTTGGCTCGCCATCTGGGTCTTCTGGATCGACGTCTCGGTCTTCCTCAACCACCTTTTTGAACGCTTCGATCGGGCCCAGCTGCGCATCGAGGTCGTCCAGCGGCGTTACATCCGTCACATCTGAGTTGAGCAGGCGCTTGATCCTGTCTTTGATCGAGTTTTCAAGCGCAGTGGACGTCGTATGGTGGACCGTGACCTCGCTTCGCTCAGTGAACAGACCGATGTCGCTGTGTTTGCCCAGCAATTCCAACGCTTTGAGCTCCAACTTGGGGTCTCCGCAGTCGGCCAGCGTGATCAATTTGTTCGTAATGAAGTTGCGGGCCTGCAAAGTGTCCGAAAACGCGTTGTAGTCAAAGCGTTTGATCAGAGAATGCGCAGCTTTTGCCTCCGCCGACGAGGAAACGAACTTGGGGGTGTTGGGTTTTTGCTCGCCGGTGATCAGAGCCTTGGCTTTGTGCAGGTCTTTGTCATCGAAATCGATGCTCCCGCCGAGCTGTTCAAGCATATCTATGGTATTCACAGCGACGGCTACCCCGTCCGAGTGCGTTTTGGGCTGCTCGTCGGTCAGATCGAACGGAATTGGGTATTCCGCAGTAGGTTCAACAGGAATCATAGGCACCAAAGTAAATTGGGAGTGGGCGAAATGTAACAGCGTTTCAAAATTTTTGCAAAAATTTTTTGGCCATGGCCTTATTTTTTGGTACCGGGGGGGTTTCTATAGAAAGATCGCGTTTAACGCTGGGTATAAGTAAATTGTGGTGCGGAGTTACAGAAAAGTTGGGGGGAGGTGATCGGGCGTGTGGATTAGTGTGTAGTGGGGCCCTACCTCCCATTGCCTAGAATTTGGGTGCATGGGGTCTCGCTTGGCGGTTTTCTAACATTTGTTAGCCCGTCCCCGGCCTGAATTATTGTTTACGGGGTTCTTGAGTTGACCCTTATTTTGTGGTATAATATAGCCATGCAAACGAATGATTCGATTGCATCCGGTTAGTCGGTTACTAACATTTGTTAGAAAAGGTTAGCATCATGTCAGAGAAAACAGTTATCACCACCAACGCGATTGATTCCGGCATTGTGGCATCGGCCCGGCGTAATCTGGTCAAGGCCGCGAAGGGTACGGGCGAAGTTATTCAGGGTTATGCGGATGCATTGTGCATGGCCTTTAATGTGCGAGCATTGGAAACCGGGGCACCCGTTACCCCGTGGTACGAATTGAAGGGCAAGGATAAAAAGGGCGTCAAGGCTGAGCGTGAATTGTTCGTTGCCGATATGACAGAAGCCGGTTTCGGTAAAGGTACAGTTGACGTATATTGGCAACGGGTCAAGGAAGCTAGCGGTTATGTAACCGCCGGTAACCGAGTCAAGGGCGCGTCAGACACTGACGGCAAAACATTGGCCGAATTGAAGACAATCATCAATCGAATCTTCAAGGCCGAAGAATCCGGCGAAGACTGCAAAGCCAGCGAGCACAAGGGCGCGTTGATGGATATCTTTGAAGCCCTCGGCGGTGAAGTTGACACCCTCGGGTAAACCCTAACCCCTCCCAAGCCCCGGCAACCCCGGGGCTTTTTTGCGCCCGTTTTCTAACATTTGTTAGGGCGGGCTTTTTTGTACCCGGATTTAATGTTGACGCTCGGCGTGGCTAAACCAGTTCCCTGTGTGGGGGTAGCTTAGAATGAATACCAGAATGAGTGCCAAAGATAATACGTACCAAGTGCCAAAGTAGAGCGAAGGCTAACAGTTGTTAGCGTAGAGGCATACCAGTTCCCTGCGTGGGGGTAGCCACGGCGCAACGCTGTTACAGAAAAAAGGCCCGAATGTGGCTCTGTTACAGAATCCGACTGCATTGTTAAAAACACAAAATGCTGTTTTTCCTTTAAAATCAACGACTTAGCTCATAATGTTAAATGTTACGCGTTTTTGGGAAAATGCATGGCGACTTTCCAAGCAATGAGCAAGACACCAAGCGCAATTCGTACCACACACATTTTGGGCGCCTCATATACATATATTGTTTTTTCTTTAACATTTTAACATTACATCATTTTTTCCCATTTTCTTCAATCGAATCAACGACTTAGCGTGTTACGTTTCCCGTTACGTTCCACCATCCTGTTACAAAATCTTTTCACACAATCTTGCACATCGCACCACAAAAAGATACAGCCGAACACATCGCCAAAACATTTGACATATCCATAACAATGTGGTACAATATAGATGTAGTGGGAAATCGCCTGCTACACAAACCCCAAACCACCGAAAGGTAACAAATGTTAGAAAACACCGACTGGAAAGAATGCCGCGAGTGCGGCGATGACGTGCACATCGAACGCTGGGCACTCGGCTACCGACTGTGCCTGTTCTGCGGTGAGGATGCCGCCGCTGTCGAACGTGCCTCATGGTGCGTGGTCATGGAGTACGGCAAGGGCAATTACCAATACGTCACACCCGAGTCTGCCTACCGAGTGCTCAAAGACACAAACCAAAAAGCCACCCGTGGCGACCAAACCTGAACCTAACATCTGTTAGTTTTTTCTTGGTTCGCCAATCAACAACACAACCCATTCCAACGTAACCACAAGAGAAAGACAACTCAATGAGCATCGAATTCGTAACAATGGACAAACGCTACATCGTGCAGAGCCACGGCAACGGGTGGGCATATCGCGTTACAGAAAACCACCGAGGCGGTCGTTCCTTTTTCGTGCAGGACAGCGATGCCACTGCGCTACAAGAGGCAACCGAGAACTTTGAGTTCACCGATGTGCTCGGCGATTACATGGACTTGAGCGAGGAGGGGTGAGGAATGAGCCGAGACCAGATTGAGACTGCAACCCGTGACGAGCTGATCAGCTACTTGGAGAGCTGGGGCTTTCAGTGCTACGACTACGAGAGCACATCCGAGCTGCGCCATGCGGCGCTTGAGAACCACGACTGTGAGGAGAACTGAAATGACAAACCCAAAGAAACCCAAAACACCAAAGCCCCTGCCCAAAGTGGGCATCCCTGTGCAGTACAAAAACTGCTACATCGTCCGAGCCGCTGACGGCTACGACTGCGTGGATATACGCACTGGCCGATGGATTCACCTGCCCGATGCACGAAGGGCCAAGTGGAACGCAAGCGTGTGGTGCCGACTGACTGACGAGTTCGGCGGGTCAACCGAGCGCACGTTCACCGACAAGCAAGTGCTGGACGGCATGGTGTACACACCGAAGGGGAAGAAATGAACGGCGAACCAACACTCTATATAGACCAATGGGGCAACCGCTGGTGGGCCAAGACAGTCAAAGAACTGCGCGAGCAGATCGGCATGGGCGGCTCCAGAGTGTCCAAGATGTACGTGGACACCAAAGCAGGGGTAAGCAAACACATCGGATACGTGGTCGGCGAACACTGGCTGACTGCGTATCGGAGAGTGGAGAAGTGAGGGGTTGCCACCCTTGCCGGGCTTGCCACCATTTCTCCACAACTTGTTAGTAAGTAACGAACGACAGAATCACGTAAACTGACATACAGAAAGCATCCACGAAGTGAAAGGTAACAAATGTTAGAAAACAAACCAACCAAATACAAAGGCCCACCCGAGCCGATACCAACGCACAGGGAGCTGATCAGCGACAAAGCCGAGGCGATCATCTTTGCCCTGCTTGCCGTGTTCTTTGTGGTGTTCTTGGCGCTGGAGGTGGTATGAGACTTGTTTGGCTGCTGTGGGGCAGTGACACCGAAAAGCCGTGGCTTGAGGCCGTGTTCATCGACAAGGTGCTGGCTGAAGCAGGACTGCGCCACCTCAAGAACACCGACGACGGGTGTGGCTACGTCTATTGGATACAAGAGAAGGAGATAACCAAATGAGCATCCAGTTACAAGCGGCCATATTGAGGTGGCGCAAGATCAAAGCCTTGAAGGAGGACATTGAAGCGAGTCTGATGCAGCTACTTGCAAATCCAGAGGCGACCGATGAAGAGGTGCTCAAGGCCAAGGAGATGTACAAGGGCGTGTGTGCAACGTATCTCGACACCAAGGAGCTACTGAGCATCACGTTCCCACAAACGGGGGTGGGGTCAATGATGTACCCGTGGCACATGAGGGGGTAACAAATGTTAGATGCAAAACACAAACTGAAACTGCTGATGCCAGACAGGCCATGGGAAACCGAGCCTGACCACAAAGCGTGGGTAGAACCAACGACCAAGTACAAGTGCGAGGTCAAGCGCAACACGCTGACACTGGCCCTATGTGGGTATGTGACTGTGCCGAAGAAGCATCATTACTACGGGCTGAGTTACAACGATGTGATGGCTAACGTACACGGAGGACTGACGTACAGCGACAAAGGCACGTTCGGGTTCGACTGCTCACACGCTGGCGACCTGACGCCGGGGATATTGCTGAGCATACTGGGGACATCGAGAGACCCAGCCGAGTACGCCCAGCTAACCCTCGCACACGACACCTACCGCACGTTTGACTGGGTGGTGAAAGAGACCGAGGATTTGGCGAGGTGCTTGTATGTGATGGACAAGGACTTGGAAGATGTGCTGATCATGCAAGCGGCGAAGGCGTGTGCCGTCAAGGGCATATCTGCGCGACAGTACCTCATGGACGAGTACAAGCAATCCAAGCAAGCGTGGATTGATTCATTGAAGGAGAACTAACAGATGTTAGGAACGTATATGGCAACAGGATGGAGCGCAAGGTTTGGCAACTGGATAACCGAGCGCATCGAGGCCAAGAACATGAAGCTGGCTAAGGATAGATTCACAACCCTGTACCCGACACTGAAGACAGTCAAGGTGTACGCAATCAAGGAGAGATGAGATGCCGTATATACACGTAGATGTGGACTTGGAAGAGTTCGATGACGATGAAATCCGCGAGGAGTACGAGAGCCGAGGGCTTGGGCACGAAGGACACGGAGACGAGATGCTCACCCGTATCTGGATTCACGACCGAGAGGGTCGCAAGGATGAGGCTTACGAACTGATGCGTGAGTATGTGTTGGACAAACTAAATAAGGTGGTGTGATGTGGCACGACAAAGAGTCTGGGTGCTGTGGGCGCGGACATGGAACAACGGAAACACCCGCCTACTCAAAGTCACGAGAAAGGAAACGTGGCAGAAGCATTTGGCGAAGATGAAAGAACGCCGAGAGAAAGTCAGGCCATCATATGAGGAGTCACTACCGACCTTCTTCCACGAAAGCAACGACAGAGACACACTGCTCAAGATGCTTGAGCTTGCACAACCATTGAGTGTAGAAACAAAGGAGAAATGACATGGGATACCAAACAGTAAAGAAGGTGCCGACATTCCGGGACTACGAAACGGCGCACCGCTGGTGGGGGAACACCAAGCCGATACGTGGGCGAAGCGTTGACCTGCGGCCACTAGCTGAGCGGCGCTATGCCGACTGCTACAGCATACGCAAAGACTCACAAACCGATGCAATCGAGTGCGTGTTGTACAGAACCCCGGTGGTGACGTTCATGCCCGATGGGGAGATTCACATTCGCAACGGCGGGTATGCCACGGCGTCCACGCATATGTTCATTCAAGAGGTGTTGGGGAGTGGTGTGCACGTCAACGGGCAACGGGGCAAAACGATCGTTCGTTTCAGCGGCCATGCACTCGCGCTTTGTAACAACGAAATGTTACGCCTACGCAAAGATGAGAATGGTCGCTTGCAACCACTGACCACGCAGACGCACTACGCCTACCGCATCAACCGCAAGGGTGCCAACATTGTTAGGGCTCGGTTCAAGGATTTCTACGACTACTTCAAAGGGTTCATCAAGCTACGCGCTCAAGATGCACAAGGCCAATACTACGGCCCGATGCGCTCGATGATCAACTGCACGTTCACAGAGCTGGCCGACAGCCTTGGA